ACAAGAACAAAGCTTTTTTGCATAAAAGATATGTCCAAGATAAGAAAACTCCAGATGAGATTGCAGAAGAGTGTGGATGCACCGTTCAAACGGTATATGTTTATTTAAATAAATTTGGACTAAGAATGGGAAGGAAGGGAAGAAGATGATTCAAGATGAAAAATGGATAAACACAATGAGTAGCCTGATATCGCTAAGCAAAGAAGCCCCCGCTGGCCCAGAGATACTTTTGGAATGCTTAAATATTGCAACACTATTATTAGAAAAGAATATTGCCTACGGTAATTCCGCTTTGAATCCTATACAAATTTTTGCAAAGATTCCAGCAGGAGATCAGTTGGATGTTAGGATCGATGACAAGCTTAATAGGATTAAGAATGGTTCTGTTTATGCTGGAGACAACGATATGCTTGATTTGGTTGGGTACATTGTGCTAAAATTGGTAAGTCAACAAGGTCAATCGATTGGGAGGCAAGATGAAGACACGAAAGAATATTACGATTAATGATCCTTTTATTAGGGAAGATTCTTTTGTAACTGATGAGGGCCGAACTGTAAATAAAGGTGACCTAATTAAAATAAAAGGTATATGGGGAACAAAGTTTAAGTTCTTAAACTACGTAACAAATCCTCATAGTGGTATGTCTTGGATAGATTGTTTAGAGTTGGAAAAAGGAATGGGATGTGGCGTTAGGTCTTTCTATCCTGAGCGTGTAAAGCGTATACCATCCAAGAGAGGGAAACGTGTCAAAAGACTTAGTGAAGCACCTTGATCAAATAAATGCCGTAGCTTCAGAGTATCTAAAAGGAACAGACACCGCTGACATTGCAAAGACTTTGGATATTCCACGCAACCGTGTTGTGGACCTGCTAAATGACTGGCGAAAGATGGCTGCAAACAATGAAGCCATACATGCAAGAGCCAGGGAAGCACTGGTTGGGGCAGACCAGCACTACTCATCTTTAATTAATAAGGCATATGAGGTAATTGATTCAGCAGATAGTACCGCAAACCTTAACGCAAAGACGACGGCAATTAAACTAATTGCAGACATTGAAGCAAAGAGGCTTGACATGTTGCACCGTGCTGGCTTGCTGGACAATAAAGAAATTGCTGAAGAGCTTGCAGAGATGGAAAGAAAACATGAAGTTCTTATTGATATTCTAAAAGAAGTTGCTTCAAAGTATCCAAACATTCGTACAGAAATAATGAACAGGCTATCCCAGGTAACGTCTGGAGTTGGACTAATTGACACTTGATTTTTCAGATATTATTGAAGCGCTAGACGACAACCCATTTGAAGAAAACCCTGTTGATGTTCATACTTTTGTTTTAAACCCTAAATTTTTAGGCCTTCCACCATTGTCAGATTTTCAATACACCCTTGTAGAGTGTATGAGTCAGATATACAAAAAGGAAGACCTTATGAGACTCATGGGGGACAAAGAAGGTGCAGATCATTTTGAAAGATATACAAAGAATGAGATAATACAACAGCTTGGCAAGGGTTCGGGTAAGGACCACTCTTCAACAATTGGATGCGCCTATGTTGTTTATAAACTTCTTTGCCTGAAAGACCCCGCTAGATACTTTGGAAAACCACCGGGGGATGCCATAGATATTATGAATGTGGCAGTCAATGCCCAGCAATCAAAGAACGTTTTCTATAAAGGATTAAGAACAAAGATTGACAATTGCCCATGGTTTGCTGGAAAATATAATGCAAAGGTAGATGGAATAGAATTTGAAAAAGCCGTAACTGTTTACTCTGGCCACTCTGAAAGAGAGTCCCATGAGGGACTGAACCTAATCATGGCAATCCTTGATGAGATATCTGGATTTGCATCCGACTCTGCATCTGGAAATGATCAGGGAAAGACTGGCGAGAACATGTATAGAGCTTTTAGGGGGTCTGTTGATTCAAGATTTCCAGACTACGGAAAGGTTGTGTTACTTTCTTTTCCCCGATTTAAGGGAGACTTTATAACAAAAAGATATGACGCTGTTATAGCAGACAAAGAAATAACATATAGATCACATAAGTTTGTTTTAAATCCAGATCTTCCAGAGGATGATGTGTCAAATACCTTTGACATTGAATGGGAAGAGGATGATATTATTTCTTATAGGTACCCCAAGGTTTTTGCATTAAAGAGACCAACATGGGAAATAAATCCTACCAGAAGCATTGAAGATTTTAAGATTGCATTCTATACAGAACCAGCAGATGCTTTAATGAGATTTGCATGTATGCCCACTACCTCTAGTGATGCGTTCTTCAGATCAAGAGACAAGATAGAAAAGGCTCTATCAATAAGAAACCCAATAGATAGTTCTAAAAGATTTGACATAAACTTTAGTCCGGACCCCAACGTTACATACTTTGTTCACGCAGACCTTGCCCAAAAGCATGACAAGTGTGCTGTAGCCATAAGCCATGTAGACAAGTGGGTAGAGGTAAAATCGTTTAATGACTACACTCAAGTTGTTCCATTCGTTATTGTTGATGCTATTGTTTGGTGGGAGCCACGCAAGGAAGGTCCAGTAGACCTCTCTGAAGTAAAGAACTGGATCATTGACTTGAGGCGAAGTGGGTTTAGTCTTGGACTTGTTACCTTTGACCGCTGGAATTCTTTTGACATTCAAAGGGATCTCAAGAGTGTTGGAATACCAACTGAAACTCTTTCTGTTGCTAAGAAGCACTACGAGGACTTGGCGATGTTGTTTTATGAAGAAAGAGTTATTGGACCACACATAGACATTCTTTTAACTGAGCTTTTGGAACTCAGGGTCATGTCAAACAACAGAGTTGATCACCCAAGAAAGGGCGGCAAAGACCTTTCAGATGCCATGTGTGGGTCCATATACAACTCCATCAGCAGATCCAGAAGGGAAGTCATGGGGGAAATAGAAATACATACCTGGTCCTCATTTAAAGCAGATAACAATAGAGAGCTTGTAGCAGAACTAGAAAAGCCAAAAATGACTGAGGAAATAAAAGATTTTCTTAGCGGGTTTGGAATACTATAAACCATCAAATGAAATGATATAATTAATTGTGTTTACAAATACATTTAACAAGTCCCTTGATAACAAGGAAAAAGAATCTTCAAAAGAGGAATGCACTTGCGGGAATGACTGCCCATGCAATGGTGCACAATAAGCCATGAGCCTTGCCCCACAGGAAAGAGCATACTACATGGATAGATACACCATTCTCATTTAGAAAGAACTTGACATAATAACATAAAGACGATATCATGTAATTCATAGTAAAGGAGATGTTATGGATGAACTGGAAAATGGTACCCTACAGACTTTGGTTGACTATTACCGCAACAAGTGTAGTAAGCTGGAGTATGATTTTGTTCAGTATCAAATTAAATCTGAAGCCGTGGTTAGAAGCCTTAGAGAGAGAGTCGAACATACACACTCCGCAGAACAAACAAATGGAAAAGGATCTGAAAGTTCATGATCTAGAAGCCTCTTTTGATGGAGATACTATGAAAAGTCAACTAGAAAAGATAAGAAAAAAGAATACCGTAAGAGTAGCAATCATTGGTAAAAAAGCTTATTGGGTTCATGAAAATATATTCTATGAAACAGATATTGTAGATGGATATATCAATAATGAAAATGCAAAGGCCATTGATGCCCACTTATTAAACCAAAGGGAGTTAAATAGACTTCTTAAGATTCTAGACAGCATAAAGGGGAACTAAAGATGAGAATTGAATTCATTATCTGGGTGCCCATTGCTTTAATCCAAATAACTTTGTTTTCAATCTTCTTGTTTCGATCCCGAAAAGGCAACGAAGCTCCGGAGGAAACCATAGATATAATTCCAATCTATGTTTACAAGGGTAAGGCTTATTGGAAAGAAAGTGGATACATTATGGTGGCTCCATACAACAACTCATCAATAGATGTTAAACAAGGTTCTAGGGTAGACCAGCTTAATTCAGGGCTGCTGCCATCTGAAATGTTTGACGTAATCGAACAACTAGAAAAGGCGTAAAATGATAATCGTAGTAGAAGGAACAAAGAAGTTTGATGATTATGAAACCTTTATGCGTGCAATGGGTGTAGCCCTGTCCCAACAAACTGGAGGTAACGTCATTGATGTTTGGTCTGTTGGACCTCATAAGATAAATAGTTTTACTGCTGCATTTTGCAATTCTGCAGAAAACTATTTAAAACAAAAGGGATTTAAGATTAATTTTAAAAAAGTTCCACATTCATTTGTGTCAGACAACATTAATTCTGTTGGATACCTGGCATTCTTTAGTTTAAGGAAAGAGCCCTCATCTAGATTAGTAGTTGAGGCAGAGCTATCTGGAAAAGAGATAGGAATTTTTAGAGTTTAATGCTAAGTAGAAAAGATGTTGCATTTTTAAATATAGCCCGTTACTTTGCTGAGAAGTCTCAGGAAAAGAAAAAGCACGGGGCTGTTGTTGTTAAGTCTGGAAGAGTTGTTGGCACTGGTTTTAATAAGTATAAGAACCATCCAAACAACATTCCAGAGGATCTTGTGAAAATACATTGCTCTCGCCATGCTGAACAGATAGCAATTAAGGAGGCTGGCACTCACTGTAAGGGCGCTGTGCTGTATATAGCCAGAGTCAATCGCCAAGGTCTTGATAGGAATAGTACGCCTTGCTTTGTTTGTGAAAAACTGATAAAATTATCAGGCATAAAGAAAGTTATTTATACAATGGAGGAACCGTGTCACTAGAGACTTGCTCTTTAATCCTATTTTTTTCAACTGCCTGTCTATACCTTACCGTGTATTTATCAATTTTTAGAAATCCATCTGTAATTAAGTTTCTTTTTCTGGCCTTCTTTTGGGCTTTCAATGTCGGGGCAACTCTCTGGTATGGAATATATACTGGTCAAATTGGTTTTATTTTAATAGCTGGTTTGGAGATTGCCATGGCAATATTTGTTTATGTAACCACGGGAAAGGCAATAGAAAATGATAGTAACTGATATCCAAGAAATGGAAAAAATAGTTAACTCAAGTAATACGCTATCTTGGGACGGGTGGGATGTTGTGTACCATGTCCAAAAGGACGACTCTGAGTTTCTATCGACTGGATCATTCAATAAACAGAATGGCAAATGGTACTCAAGAACCGTGTACCCTTGCTCAGCAAATGGCTGGAACATACCGAATTCGGTGGGATAGTTGTGGCTAGGTCAGACTGGAGCAAAGATGCAAAATGTTTAAATTTAGATACAAATCTTTTTTTTGATAAGTATGAAGAAGACCCAGAGATTCGTCCGGCTATAGACGCCTTGTGTTCCAAGTGTCCTGTCCGTAGAGAGTGCTTAATGAATGCCATTAGCAGACAAGAGTGGGGACTCTGGGGCGGGGTATTTTTTGAGAAAGGGAAAATTTCAAAAGAGTTTAATAATCATAAAGGAAAGAGTGAATGGTTTGATGTTTGGGAATCCTTGACAATGGATAAGTCATGATATATACTGAGCAGATGAAAACAGCGGTGCGTTCAGTAAGACCACCGCATGAGTTCACGATTGATATAGTTGTGTACGATATGGGAAAGCACCCATACCTTGGAATTCGTTTTTACGAAAGCCAATGGGAGTATTACAATGAAAAAGAAAGGCTTGACTGCATAACATATTTAAACAAGATAAGAACAATAATTAGGAGCTTTGATGTGAATGTAACACTTGACCCCGTAATAGATACGGGAAATAGTATTCCGTCAAATAAAAAGGTTAGAGGAAAAGGAGTAAGTAAATGAGTATGATTACCGTAATTGGAAACCTTGTGGCAGATCCAGAATCAAAGAATGCCGGAGGTCATAGCCTCGCTAAGTTGCGAGTTGCAAGTAACGAAAGAATCAAAGATACAGATGGGCAATGGAAAGACGGAGACACAACCTATGTTGACGTTACCTGCTGGAGAAAGTTGGCAGAAGGTGTAACCTCCCTACGCAAGGGACAGAGAGTTGTTGTCTACGGAAAGCTTAAGGGTCATTCCTTTGAGCGCAAGGATGGAACCAAGGGCTATGCGTATGAGATTGAGGCCACTGACGTTGGTGCTTCTATCATGGCTCGTGGAGTGGCGTCACTAGATTCACGACCAATTGAACCAGATCTTGAGAATCCCTGGAGCTGATGGGGCGATGAGTGAGGAAACCACAACGTGGAATCAAGACGACCTGCACCTTGGGGAAAAGTTTGATGACTTAGTTTTTGATTCCACAGGGGGAGTGTTCCCTTTTGAGGCTCAAGGGTCTTATATGGGAGAGCCATTCTACTTCAGGTATCGCTGGAGTGAAGCTTCTTTGTCATATGGGGTAGAAAAAGAAAATGTATATTTCTATCCAAAATACAAAGCTCGTGCTTTCCATGAAAAATCCCCTGATGGTTTCCTCACTCAACAAGAATTTGAAGATTTATTTACTAGCCTTTTATACGATATAATAAGACAAAAGGGGTGATTTGCTAATGGATATTGAAGAGATGTGTGAAATTCTAGAAGAGTTTTCAAGAGAGTTTACAAATGGAAATTTAAATAGAGATTTTTTTACAGGGTTTTTAATTTACAATGACCTCGGACTACCATTGGCACAAGCGTATCATTATGACCTTGCAGAACTCACAGAAGAGGGAGAAACTCTCGTCATAGAAACCTGGGAGGAATTCTGCAGATGCCTAGCAATAGACTCAGATGAGCCCTATGAAGACCTTAACGATTGTCTTTTCTCCTCAGAGGTATATCTACAGTCAAATGAATAATGATATATCGTTTTGATAAACCTTCTTTAAAAAGTTTTCTATTTCTTTATTTAAATCGTATGACTTCATAAATTCATAAGTAACATTTCCATTATATCCAAGATTTTTTATATCAGAAATTATATTTGCGTATTCTTTATATAAAGTAACTGGCTCAAGATCTGGGGTAGAAATGTGAACATGATAGATATACTCTTTATGTTTTTCAAATTCTACTACAGAATTTAGTCCTTCTAAATAAAGATTACCACTATCAATCATAGTTTTTATACTGTAAAGAGATTCTATATCATCTACAATTTCATCCAGGGTATAATAATACTCTCCACCGTACTTCCTTGCATTTGGTTCAACACAAACAATGCAATCACGCTTATCAATATAGTTGTCAATACGCATAAGAAGATCAAGCATACTCTTTTTGTTTCCTATACGCATCGATGGAGATCCAAGGGTGATGACCTTTACATTGTTTTCTAAACAATAATCGACCACCTTGCATAGATAATCGTAACAGCTGGAATCAAAAAAAGATGATATTCCAGATCCGTAGAATACCCCTTGGATAGCATAAACAGATTTTGATAGTGGAGCTTTTATGTAAGCAGATTCGATATAATCAAATCCAAGATTTAATGCAATCTCTGTGTTTTTAGAAACCATATCTGGTTGCCAACCAATGTTACTTATTCCTACCTGCATAAAAATTCTCCTATCTCTTTTAATGAAGTTTCTGAATCGTACCAATATCTTTTTGTTGTTATATTAGTTTGATAATTATACGCCATAAGCTTTCCTTCATATCCAATAGGTTTGTCACAGAATGTTTCTACTATTTCCCTGGTACTAACGGGTTCTGGAAATAAATTAAATATTGTTCTATCATCATAGTTAGCTGCCTCAATATCTAATGCGATAAGATTAATGTTATACCATTGATAGTAAGAGTTTATATTTATTTGATCTAAGTTATTTGAATTCTTAATATCAAATAATATATTCTTTTTTAAATATGGACCGTAAACTCCTGGCAATCGTAATACTTTTATAGAATTATACTCCAGGTTTTGAGTTATCAAGTCTTCAAAGATATACCTATTGTGACCATACCCTAGGCTTTTAAATACAGGAGCTATTGTTTCGTCTGCAAGTAACTCAGTATCCTGGTAAACATCAATTGTAGAAAATAAAAATACATTATTATATTTTTTATTTTTTATCTTGGTAAATATGCTTATTGCATTTTCTAAATCAAGTCCAGGGTTTTTATTTATTATCCATTTCGTTGCTGGTAGACAGGAAAGATAAAGATCACAACCATCAGGTGCAGAAGATATTTCGTCAAGGTTTTTAGAATTATATTTATAATCAAAGTTTATAAATCTTTGTAGATTTGTTCCAACAAAACCAGTTGAGCCTACTAAAATTCGCATAGCTGTCTCACATAATCCTCAAGGTAGTATATCCCCTGTATCTTGCCCCCAAAACAGTTTACAACATTGTTCTCCATTGTAATTACTGGAGATCTGTTGTCAGACATATCAACTGGCTTTGCCTTTACAGCTCTTAGGCTTTCTTGGTATTTAAACCTTGTACTAAACCCTGGATAGTAATAAGATATTTTATTTTCAATCTTTTCTATTCTTTCAGAATCGGTAAGATTAGAATCTGGTGTGTATTCAACATCTGAAATTGTAAACATATTTTTATAATATGGAAAGATGGAAAACAAAGGTCCATCAACCAATGTCAGGGCATCGAATGGCGTATCGTCAATCTTTTTATATACGAATATTGTGCATGGTTGAACAAAAGACTGATGGGTAATGGGGTTGAGAGTGTTGTTTGTACAATTTATAACAAGATCGTAAGACAACGAAAGGCTACCAACATTGTCAATATCTTTTCTAGTCAGCAAATGATCAAGCTCTCTTATAAAGTATGACTGGGCAAGAAATGGATTTATATGTTTTTCATTCACGGAAATAGCTCCAGAAACATTATTTAAATAGTCATGGTCAGCAATTTGAAAGTCAAAGTCTGAAAATATTTTAATATAGGTTTTAAAATCAATGATTGATTCCCGTTCTGGCACAGCATAAACATTGTTAGGGACGTTAGATAAAAGACTTTCGTAATCTGTTTTAAATTTTATAAAAGTTGTTCTGCACAGAAGTCTTGTTGTAGAGCTTCTTGCATAATGATAACCTAGGTGCAATCTATTTTGATTGTTCATAGAAGCTTTACTAAAAATGCCATGCCCATCAAAAATACTAACCTGGTGGCTTTGTTTTAATTTATTTGCAATGTGGCAGCCAAACCATCCTGCACCAATAATAGCTATCTTCATAATAATTAGTAACATTATATCAGTGATATAATTGTGTAAAAGAAAGAAACTTATGTCTACTGTAATTACTCACATCTACAACGAAGAACTATTGCTCCCCCTTTGGTTGGAGCATCATTCAAAATATTTTGATCATGGTATCGTGGTTGATTTTGCATCTACAGATTCTAGTAGGGAAATAATTGCTCAATACCCAAAATTTAAAGTGTATGATTCAACAATAGATATGTGGGGTGTAAACGATCTTGATGCCATGATGATTGAATTTGAAAAAAAGGTAGAGGGAATAAGAATGGTGTTAAATGTAACAGAGTTTCTTCTTGGTGATCCTAATAATGCTAAAAAAGATTTTTTAATTCCTGCAGTTGGCCTTATTAATATGCCATTTGATAAAGAATTTGATTGGTCAAAACAATTTTGGGAGCAAAGATCATATGGAATTTCATACAAAGATAGTTTTATTCACAGAAGATCAAGAATTCTTGCTCATAAATTACCCAACTACCCGCTTGGCAGACATTTTGAATCAATAGATGATGGCGGATACTTACTTGTTCATGTTGCCAACTGCTTGGTTGACGAGAGAATGATTAATAGAAAGCTTCAGTTTCAAGACAAAGTGCCAGACAAAGATAAAAATTTAAACCTAGCTTTTCAACACTATAAACAAGGAAGAAGATTTGTAAAAGAGGACGCACTTCAAGAGCAAGAAACTTTTAGATCACAATCAGTAGATGTATCAGACTTAATTAATAAAGCTATTACTACCATGATATAGGATAAAAATGAAACTACACGATATAGCATTAAAACATGAACTTGCTCACATTGGAGATAAAGCAACATATCATCAATACATGCATTTTTATGAAAAGCATCTTGATCCAGAAAATATATCTAGATTTTTAGAAATAGGTATAGCTTATGGCGCATCAATACGAACATGGCGAGAGTGGCTTCCTGAAAAAGTTATTGTTGAAGGGTGGGACATAAATCCAGCGCAAGATATTGAAGGCTGTGACTTAAGAGTTGTGGATCAATTAGATACCCAAGCCATGCTTGATAACATAACTGGAACTTATGATGTGATATTAGATGATGGCGGCCACACTGCTGACATGATGCAAACATCATTTGCCACTCTTTTTCCACACACTCGCTTATATATTATTGAAGATCTTCAAGCTCCATGGTATGGAGAACATTATCTTAGTCCAGGAGACATTAATACACTAGACATGCTTGAAAACTTTGATATAGATGGCTGGACTTCAAGGTATGCAACTGAAGATCAAAAAGTTTATATTAATGAGAATGCCCAAATTGTTGATATCTTTATTCGTGGAGAAAGAAATAGTCCACTTTCTGCAACATGCATTATTAAAAATAGAGCAAATTAAACATTACCATTCAGTAATAATTTCATTGTGATGCTCTGTTTCTGGTCCAGCAAGGTCATATACTTGAACCCCTGGTATCTGTCCAATCCAGACTTCAGCATCCCATCTCGTTTGCATCGTTGGGCCATGACCAATTTCTCTTATTTTGTTTAATTTAGACCACCAGAAGGTTCCAGCAAACCATCGTTGTCCAACGTGTGGACCGCCAAGGTGGGGCGGGGACTGACCACTAAAGTCATGCCAATGACAACCAACTGCATCAACATCAGAGAGTTTTTCAATGCAATCTTTCCACTTAATAACATTAAAATATGTCATTGACTTTCTCCAATTAATGTTTTGTTCCGTGACATTGAATCCGCCCTTTGTATGTGCATACAAGACGTTCCCATCATTAACTTGTGCAAATTCATATAGTTTATTTTGAGTAAGCTGTTCCCATCCATGATCAGCCTCGTCAACAACTGTGTGTGAAATATTATTTTCGGATAAAAAGTCTTTAACTTGTTGTCTTTGGTGTGGCAACCCAACTAATCCAATATGAATTGTATCTAAATTATTAATCAATTGGCTCGTTTTTAATGATTCTATATGAAGCTGGACTATAGGTATCCAATCGTTTTCTTTTTGAGAGGCATTGCTTCCACAATAAATATGGTAAAAATGATGCATGTCTACCATATTGTTACCATTTTAGACTCATCCGATGGATGGTAAGGAACGTAATCGTATATTTTAAATGGTTCATCCATTTGCTCAACTGTTGGCTTTAGCCATCCTATCCAACCCTCTGCTCCATATCTATTTTCTCTATTTGGTTTCTCAGCAAAATTTCTAACATATTTTAATTTAGTCCACCAAAATGTTCCACCAAAGAATCCAGAAACTGTTTTAACATTATCATTGCTGCCTTCTAAATAATGAGATCCTACTGCACAAAATCCTTCATCTAAATGTTTTACAACATCTTCCCATATTATTACTGTGTGATAAGTCATTGACTTTCGCCAATTTATGTGTAAAGAGTTAATCGTAACAGCATTTTTTGTATGGGCATACAAAACGTATCCGTCATTATTTTGTGCAAATTCAAAAAGTTTATCTTGAGTTTCTTGTTCCCACCCGTCATCAACCTCTGAACAAACAGAATAGTTTATTCCTTCAGAGTTGAGATAGTTCTTAACTTCTTGTCTTGTTTCAGGAGGACCAACGATTCCAATTTGAAATGTTTTAAGATTGTTGATTAGGTCCGAATGCTTTAGGGCAGCTAGATGTTCGTTTAGTGGCAATTGCCAGGAGCCTTTAGAGTAGACATGATAAAAATGATGAAGATCTGTCACAATAATATGATTATATCATTCAGTATGCAAGCAAAATAATGCCTTTTAGAGTACAATAGTTCTGTGCGTGACCCCTTTAAACAGCTTCTATCAAATTGTAAAAAAAATTCAGTAACGCAAGATGAAAATGGAAATTGGAATCAAATAAGATCATCAACAAATAGAAGAAGAATGAATGGCGACGGAGCCAGCGATCAAACAAAAATCTGGACACCATCCAAACTTTTAGTAACCTCTGAAGATCTAAAAATGGTATGGGATAAGCAAAAAGGTAAGTGCTATTGGTTTGACATAGACCTTGATCTTAATCTTTTATATAAAGATCACAAGGACTGGTATCCAAAACATCCCCTTGCCCCATCAGTAGACAAGATAGATGAGTCAGGAAACTACTCTATAAATAACATAGTAATCTGTTGTAGATTTGCAAATTTTGGTAGAAACGTGTATCCTTTTGACAGAATGCAAGATCTCATTAGTACACTAACTAAGAAAGGCTAACTATGAAAACAAAGGATCAGTATACAGAAGACGATGAGCGTGCCTTAAGAGATCTGGCTAATGCCATGGACAATCTTAGAAAAGGTGTTGGTGGCGCTGCCGGAACGGGAGCTGAAAAAAAGTATCAAGATGCATATCTAAAGTGTGTAAGACTAGAACTAAAACCAAAGATGAAAAGAAAAATCTAGAGTGACTGATATTATTTTTAATAATTATTCAAACGGCAGCATGTGGGAAATTGCAGGTCCATCTATGTCAGTATACATAACTCATGACATGGTTCTTGGTGAGGACAAGACGGGACTGGAAATGTTACTTGCCTTGCAGGGTATCCCACCAACAAAAGATCTTATTCAACAAATAGTAGACAATACAAAAGATCCCAAAGGGGACATGTTTATTGTATCGTTCTAGGGGGAGTCTAAATGCTAAATCTTAGAGGTATACCAACAAGAGTATGTGTTAATTGTGGATCTGATCTATTTACCGTGCAAATTTGTTTTGATGAAGAATATGAAATAGCTGGGTACCTTCTTGATTGTGAGTGTGCTTATTGTGGCACATTGTTAACGGCCCCCACCCCACTAGATCTAGCATCAACACTATAATATACAATACAAATAACAACTATGGTTAGGATAATGATGCAAACTTTTCTACCTTTTGATAACTTTATAGAATCAGCAAGGTCCCTGGACAGCCTAAGATTAAACAAGCAACTATTAGAAGGGCGCCAGATATATAATATATTAGCTTCAGGCAGAACTTCCGGTGCTTGGACAAATCATCCAGCAGTAAAGATGTGGAGAGGGTACGAGACAGCCCTATTTAACTATCTTGTTGCCATTAAAGATGAGTGTGTTTCTCGCGGCATCAAAACAGATAAAAATTGGTCAGCAATTATAGAAATCCATAAGTATAATTTAAATCGTGCTGGCACTACCTCCCTCCCTATATGGTGGGGAGACGAAAGAGTTCATCAGTCCCATCGTAATAATCTTTACCGTAAAAATCCAGACTATTATATAGAATTTATTGATGATAGTTTTGTTTCTTGTTGCGATAAGTGCAACTACTTTTGGCCAACACACAGGAGTGAAGAATTCTCTGATCAAAAACTTGACAATCTCTCCGTACTCTAGTACCATAGGAACACGGACAACAACTAGGAGGAAACTATGGATGGTATTGATAGCTACTTTGAGTACAAATTTATAAATGGCTAGGAAGAAAGACGAGGATTATCTTCCAATTCCTACCCCAGAAAAACAACTTACCCAGTCCTCAGGCTGGTGTATGACGCAAAATCATAATGGATGTTTTTATCAATTTAGACACGGAAAGTGTGGTTGCAAATGTCACGAGTAATAGCAGGATACATGACCCCAGAAGAGTTTGCCTCTCTGGTAATAGTTTCATTAGAGACTAATCAATATTTTAAAAGAAATGAAAAAGCGCATCCAGAAGATATTGTTTCTGCTTTTGTCGCTCAGGCAGAGGCCATAGCCATTGGTGCTGGATTTGTTATTGCAGAAACGGCAGGGATTAAAAACAAAACGAGTGTCATCTGATGACAGATAAGAGAAAACAGTGATTGAGTATGACAAAAAGGCATTATGCTTTGATGACATTCTTTTAGTCCCCCAGTACGGTACAATCCCATCTCGTCACGATGTAGATCTTAGTATGGCAATTGGTAAAAAAGATAAAAAAATTATAAATTTAACCCTACCCGTCATTGCCGCACCTATGGATACCGTGTGCGACATAGACATGTGCTTGGCTATTGCCGATGCTGGAGGCATGGGAATAGTACATAGATACATGCCCTATGATTCTCAAGTAAACCGGGCTAAGAAACTTTCAAAATATAATATAAACTTTGGAATAGCTATTGCATCTAATAATGGATTCATTGATCATGCAAAGAGTTTGTATGATGTTGGTGTTAGGGTCATGTTAATTGATACCGCCAATGGTCACTCTGAACAAGCGATAAAGGCTGTTAGGGCAATTAAAAAATTATACAATGATGTTCATGTCATGGCTGGAAATGTTGCAACGGCAGAGGGATTTTATCGACTTGCCAATGCTGGCGCAGATTCAGTTAGGGTGGGCATTGGTGGTGGCAGTGCTTGTACTACACGCTTGGTTAGTGGTCATGGAATTCCAACATTGGCATCAATACTAGAGATTGCAAATTCAAACTATTATAATCTTAATTGCACAGTGATTGCCGATGGTGGTATTCGTAATAGTGGAGACATGGTTAAGGCATTTGCCGCAGGAGCAGGTGCCGTCATGGTTGGGTCAATGCTTGCTGGCACCAATGAGGCCCCTGGTGAAATACTTACAGATGCTAGCGGAAGAGAGTTCAAGACGTTCCGTGGAATGGCCTCAGAAGGCGCACAGAAGGACGCTACAGGCAAAACGTCAGTGGCAGAAGGTATATCGACCACAATACCCTACAGAGGCTCTGTGAGCCATATACTTAATCAGATAAAAGGTGGACTTGGAAGCGGCTGCTCTTACTCTGGAGTAGATAGCTTAAAAGACTTGCATTCTGAATCGCAGTATGTTAAGGTTAGCTCATTAAGTATTAATGAATCAAGACCACACGCACTATAACTATTGTGAAGGGAACAACATGAATGAAGACTATGTTGAACTAAATCTCTACTTAGAACAGGACGAAGAGGTAGATCTTTGGGTTTATACTGCCTACGACAAGTTTGTTTTATTTAAGAACGTAAATGGTAATCCTGTTCGTTATAATGGTTGGTGGAACATTCCACATATTTCTTATAATCGGCAAGGAACAGCCTACCTTGAGGCAAAAGATATTAAATATTTTTCAACTTACAAAGATATAGATGAGAGTGACTAATGAATTTCGTTATGCCAGATGGTGTTGAAGAATATCCTGATGACATTCTTGATATCCTCAATAGGATACCTGTTGAGTGGGGGCGCTGGATCTCTTGCGACAAGGGTTGGTATAAACTTCTTGTAGACACTAATCGCAAAATGAATATGATGTGGCCCAACTACGAGATTCATCAGGTTAAAGAGAAGTTTGGTTCTCTGCGCTTCTATTGGGGTATTTCCAGTGAAGATAAAGACTGGGAGGCACTAGACGAAAACATCTCCAAAACTATCTATGAAATTATGGGGGATATTGCCAATAGTGCAGAGAGTCGGTCCTCCCGCATCTGTGAAGATTGCGGTAAATTTGGTACCACGACAGTTCTTAACTATTGGTATAGGACTCTGTGCCCCGCCTGTTCTGTTGAACAGGGATATACAGAAGAGCAAGAAGATATCTAGATGTTCTTTCATACGGTGTCCTGTACCTGTGGATGGTACTATGGACCAGCAAAAAAGAAGTTAGTTAAGGATATGCTATCCTTTCACAAAGAAATTCATAAGTTAGAGGGTTTGGCAAATGAAACAAAAGATAGCGATAGTAACTGATGCTTGGTACCCGCAAACTAACGGAGTTGTAACCACTCTAAGCAATCTTGTAAAAAATTTAGAAAAAGAATATGAAGTTTTAGTTATAAACCCTAAGATGTTCTGGGGTGTAAACTTTTTCTTTTATAAGGAAATAGTTTTATCTATTCCGTTTAAAATGAGCAAGATTCTAAGGGAGTTTGATGCAGACTATATTCACATAGCAACAGAGGGTCCACTAGGAATAGCAGCAAAAAGATATTGCAAGAAACATTACAAGAAATACAATACAAGTTTTCATACCAATTTTCCATACCTTCTTAAAGAATTTTTTCATGTCCCAGAAAAACTTACATGGATTCTTATGCGGGGATTCCATAAGGGCAGCGAAAGAGTTCTAGTTACCAATGAGGATGTTCGTACAGTATTATCAACAAAAAATTTTCAATCTAAATTGGTTTTATGGACACGGGGAATAGATAGTGGTAGATTCTTTTTTCAACCTTCAGAACAGCATGAGAAAGGTGAAAGGATTAACCTTTTGTATGTAGGAAGGGTAAGTAAAGAAAAGAATTTAAAAAAACTTTGTAAATTATCTAAAGATAAAAGATATAATTGCACAATAGTGGGAGATGGACCCTATCTTAAAAAAATAAAAAAGAAGTATCCAAAGGTAGTCTTTACCGGTAAGGTACCAAATGAAGAATTGTTTAATCATTATGCTAAAGCAGACGTATTTTTTTTCCCATCTGTTTTTGATACCTTTGGAATTGTAATGTTAGAAAGCATAGCCTGTGGACTACCCGTAGTGGCATACGATACAATGGGTCCGAGAACCCTAATAAAAAAGGGTATAAATGGATATCTAATATCTAATGATGAACAAGTTCATAAGGCCATTCGCAAGGCATTAAGACTAGACAGAGAAAAGGTATCAGAATCGGTTCAAGATTTTACTTGGGAAATAGTTACCTCTATTTTTATAGAAAATCTTTCAAAGGCATAAGGGAGTTTTATGAAGGGTCATGATGGTCTTTGCCCAAGTCCAAATCCTCATCTTATTGAGCCAAAAAATTGTGCTTATTGTAATTTAATTAAATCAGTAAAGGAACATTATAAAGAAAAAGGTAAGGGTAGCAAGACCTACGAAGAAGGATTTAACAATGGATGGGCTGCCGCTATTGACAAATTAAAGGAGCTAGCATGATAGACGACACAGACAAATGGGTAATTAGGTGTGGCAACTTCTATGATGCATTAATGTTTGCTGATTCAAAAAAATGGACGGTACGGGAGTGGTCTTGGGCACCAGCACATACTACTAAGAATGCCATTCAAGTATTTAGAAGATGGCGGGTAGAGGACCAGTGATAAAATGTCCTATTGTAGATTTATAGAAGCAGATGCATATATCTATCAAGACACTAGGTATGGCATCTATTGTTGCTACTGCTCCCTTATGCCTTTAATAACTAGATACAGCTCATTCTTTGGATATGATGTTTCTTATCACGAGGGATTTGTGGCGGGATATGATTATGATAAGATGCTTGATCATATTCTAGATCATCGTAAAAATGGAGACTATATTCCAGAGCATGTTGATCAATGTTTAGAAAATGAGCGTAGATTCAACTCCAGTGTTACTTTCGATTGATTTCTTAAACAAGGAGAAGGTCATGACCAAAGAAAAAAGGCTAAAAACCATTGACGAAGTTTTGGCAGAATGCCGGGTCCGTCGTAATACTTTTTGGGGAAGATTAAATGTATTATAAGATTAAGATTTATAAAACAAATATAAAGAGATTTTTTTATAAACCCTATTGGTGGTATCAACGCATCACGCGAGGGTACAGTGATAGAGACATGTGGAACGCAGACACCTATCTAGCAGGAGTGTTTGCAGGAGTGCTTCAGTGGTACATAGACAAGGGTATTGGTGTGTCTATGGCCTATAAAGACGATGAAGACATTTATGGCACTGATGTAGATTCTATGGTGATTAGAAGAGATACTGATTATTCAAACCACATTGCAATTTTCACACAATATCTAAACAATGGTCTTGCTTGGGATGAAGAAGATGCAAAAGAATTTGGTGGAGTTCTTGACAAAGACATGAAGGATGCACTACAATGGTTGGTAGAGCATTTTCAGGAACTGTGGGACTAGGAGAAAAAATGATTAGGGTAAGGGTGGAGATTGTTCCCTTTGGAGAGGAAGATCGGTCTCGTGAGATTGGTCAATTGATTATAGCCAATACCGGCTATGGAGATTCGTATAACGCAGATTATGGATTTGCCTATTCTGATAACTTTGACGACGCTCATGAAGGCACCGTTAAGAATTTTTCTAGAGACAAGGGGATATGGACACTAATATCTGAATGTCTGTCAAATCCCACTGAGGTAGATGATCAAGAACTTTCAGACAAAATATGGGAAAAGATGAAATAATGATTAGATATATTGTTGAGCTTGCTTTGCTGCTCACCACAATCCTTGCGTTTACTGTGATATATATCGACCGCAAGGGTGATAAAGATTAGTCATGGAGTTCTTTGTGATCGGGTTTGTGGTAGGATATTTTATTGGAAGAATAATTATGGCGGGGAGAAGGTAAATAATGATTAGATGGATAGATATGATAGATCCAGTCTATACCCTTGCTTTGCTTGCTGGTGTTGATCCAGACGAAAATGATTTGACAGGAATAAATATTGGAAACAGTTCTTTGACTGTCTACTGGAAAGACTCTTCGCAGGTCAGGCGTCACAAGACGGTTTCCTACTTAAAAGAGTCAGACCATGAGTGACTTTGAATATGAGAAGATGAGAGATCTAACCTGTCCTCTTTGTGACTGGTCATTGCATGTAGAAAAAACGGTATGGAAAGACTTTCCAAATCATCATAAAGACATTCTTAATCATATAGAATTAAAATTAAATGCTCATGCAAGAGATGAGCACGGGGTATTCAATGTAAATTCTCTTTCAAAACTTGAACAAAAACCACCGGTAAAGAGAAATCCAGACTACCATCCAGACATAGCAAAAGACAGTCCATATGTTGGCTTATCAAAGGATGTTTTGTAATAAAAAAAGGGGTAGAAATATAGTCCATATACCCATAACTATATATATTAATAAGGTCTTTAAATAATAAAGAGATCAAAGATATGTTTATAAATGAAAGTTATAGATTTTTAAGAAGGAAAATGGGGGTTAAAAATACCATTTTGCCCTTCATAATCCTATATCATATCACATATTTCTACATATATTCTGCTAGATTCTTATGTATTCTATAGAGATTATTGTATATAATGTATGGAAAACCTTATATTCCCGGGGTTTTTCTTCTATGATATAATTATTATGTAAAAGGTCACGCATTGGTCTACTCGATGAAGGTCAAGCCACGCCTGCCCCTGCTGAGGGATACGCAGCACCGTACGACCTCCCTGAAATAACGGGTGAATCGGAGTTCCATCGGCATTTGGAGATAATCCTGGCAAATGAGTTCAGACGATTAAACCATCTTTACCCCGTTTTTTACAAATATAATAGAAAATGGGTTATTTGTCATGTCTGGATGTTTTATTATAAATATATTTTGGGTAAATATATCATTCAATCGTAATCTTATTTTGATACCAGGGTATTTAGTATATCTATTGGTCCCTTGCATGTTGGAGAGTATTCTATAGCAGCTTGTATGGATAATTTTATTCTATCTACCGGGGGTAAATGAGAAGAACTATATAAAGATCCCATTGCATACCCTGATCCTGATCCTATTGAAACCATATCATATTCAACACATTGAAAATCTGTTGTGTCTATTTCATAGACATGACCTTTTATACCCACAATAAATCCACCATGATCTTCTTCTGATTCCGGTAATTTTATTTCCTTATCTTTAAAGAAGGTTCGTAATAATGGAATAAATACCTGGCCCATATGCTTATCTATATTAACAATCTTTGCAGGCGGGAATTCAAAATTATATTTAATAGCTTGTCCCATTCCACTATTACCAGAATACCCAAAGACATATAAACCATGAGAAGATATCTTTGGCTGAGAAGAAGCTAATATATTATGAGAGTCACTATGTCCTCTTTCTCCCCCCATATAGACATTTCCCTTATCAACCAGGGCAGCTATGCAAGTCATGAAAAAATCCAGGAAGCAAGCAAAATGCAAGCGGTACAAATAGAAATACTTAAAATACATCCTCCAACAAGGGTAGTAATAAGATCTTCTCCTTTATTCATATTCCCTCCTATTATATCAACAATATGGATTTCGGGTAAAAATATCTTTCCTTCGTAATCATATTTCCGGTAAAAAATATATTGGTTCGTAAAATGTTTTATGTGGGAGCGCTCCGCCCGGCCTGCGGAGCTATTCCATGATTGGCCCCCGCCCCCTAGCCTCATACAGCCAGGGGACGGGGGAGACAAATCAGTGAATAACACCATCTACAAAATAATCTGAACTATATGGATCAAATGCTAATTGCTCTGCTGGAATGTTTACTCCATATTTTTCTATGTTGTGTTGTATTCCATCTGCAAAGTTCTTTGCATTTATTACTACCGTGATCGGCTGCTGAACAATGAACAGAGGTACTGCGTACTTCCATTCACTAGGCAGAACACGGTTGTCTGAGAATAACTTTACAAACTTGTCTGACAGTTGTTGCGTATTGACCCACGCCATAGGCTACCTCCATTGTCAATTGTACCGGCAGAGTGGACGGTTGTCCACCCTGAGGAACAATTAACGAGAGGCTACCTTTGGTGCCTTTCGCAGAGAGGTGAGATTAACAGAGTCAACGAACTTGCCGTCCTCACTACGAATGACCACACGCTCTTGCGTGCCATACCGGGTGTCCCACTGCTCTAGATAACTAAACTTTGCCATTTTCTTTGCCATTTTATTTCTCCTTATTGTTTGGGTGTTACGATTATACGGGATAAATCAACTATTGTCAACACCTTGTAACTCTTTGCCTTCAGCCGCAATCTTTGCAGGACAATCATCATATGCGACTTTTGGAGCCTTACCAAGATGCCCGGTAAACAAAGCACCAACCATACTCATCTTCAGGAATAGCATTTAACACATTGTCAATAATGTCAATAGTTGATTGCATATCCTTTAGATACCATTCATCTATTTCACCACTGCCAAAGAAAAAACCATCTTGGGGTGGTAGAATATCTCCTGCCATAGCGGGCTGCTTAATAACGCTTGCACACAATTCCCGCAACTCTACTAACTTTTCACGGGGTACATAAATATCTTGACATTCATCTACGCCATTTGCCAACTCATTAACAAACCAACCATGAATAGCATTAGCCTTGCGCCAGTATCCAACGGTAAGGGAAAGGTTTGCCCCACCAAACAACTCAACGCTATCAGTAAGACCCTTGGGAGCCAATGCCACCAATGCGGTATACTCTGGGTTTGGAGTAGGCACTCCATTACTGTAGGTGTCCTGACCAACATACTTGCGAGCCTCAAGGTACTGATCTAATCCCATTTTATTTCCACCCTTTCGTTGTGAGAGTCACAATCTATCAGAATCCGGTAAAAATGTCAAATGTTCGTAAAGGAGTGGCGGGCGGGGCGCCCCCTAATAGTATGCAGATTCTTGGCTTGTAGCATAGTGTATGCATACTAATGGGCATCGGTGCCGCCCTACCTGGGGCCTAGTGGGGAGAGTCGGACTCGAACCGACGACGACCGAATTATGAGTTCGGGGCTCTAACCAGCTGAGCTACCTCCCCAAACCAATTAATATTTAATCATTAGATCCTCCCCAATACACTGCGGAATCCAACATTACGTTGATACGCTCAGGCAGCATTAGTCCTCCTCAAAAAGCACGGTAGTAAAATTACCATCACTAGTAAACTTACCAGTCTCTAGATCAAGCCAGATAGCCATTAGTAGATCCTCCCCAATACACTGCGGAATCCAAGATCATAGACATACATCTCAACCTGATTATGAGCAGACTCACCATAGAATAACTTGGAAGTCTTTACATTAGGTTTACCCATATTAGTAATTACCCTGTAAAAATCAGGGAATGGAAATCCTAGCTGAACAATTACGCTGCCACCATACAGGCCACGCCAATCATTTTCCATATCCTCTGTATAGATGGTGTCCCACTCCTTGACACACTTAACGCTTGGCCGCTTAGATGGGTAGAGCGATCTGGTATTCATCTATTCCCTCTCTGTTGTGGATTACAAAGTCTACACCCAACTCCCTTAGAAAGTCAAGGTACAAATTAAATTCATTCTGATTCTGTAGATCACGAACAATATCACTATTTACATACACTTCCCACAATGATTCATTAATCTGATATATGTGTCTGAAGTCCATTACGCCTCCTCTGCCTCGTAGGTGAGGATCTGAATAATACCAGTTTCCACCATGTAGCGCAAAATGTCAATCTCGTTGGGGGCAGGCTCAAGGTTAGGCCATTCCATATCAAAGTCATATTCAGCAGAATCATTAGTTCCCTGAATCTCAAGAATGCCCATGCAGCGATAGTTCTTCATCACACCCCCTGAAAGTCATAGTAGAACCTTTGGCCAGCAACATCGGTAAAGTCAAGGGTGCCACGCACACCATCTGACTTACGCTCCACCACACACAGATTCATGGCGAATCCAAGAACCTGATAGTTCTCAAGCATCTGATCTTTAGTTAGGCCGTCAGTCTCAAAGTTCATAGCCACACCCTTCTATTTATATTGAGATGCACAACGTGAACAAAATTTATTTACCCTTGGATTTTTGCTCAGTCTAACAATAGTTCTTAGGGAAGTCAAGTAGTCCCAGTGCCATCCACTATCTTTATCTATATAAGTACCACAAACGGTCCTTGACCACACGTCCTCAATATGTCTTGTTCCGGATGGTGACGCCACCAATGTAATTTCGTTGCCGTCCATAAAGATATCTAACGGCAGTGTGGCGTTAGCCATCACTCACATCCTGAGCACTCTGGCGGTACTAGCCCGCATGTTTCACACTCCACCATCTCAAACCACTCATACTCCATCACTCGTCCTCCACTTCGATAGAAACATCATCCAGTGTTAGGTCAACATCAACTTCACCATTGTGTTCACAAGAGAAGTCAAGGACATCTTCCCAATCTACATCTTCTCCGTCAGAGTCTATGTCAATTTCGGCGGTACCTATAAAGATAGGCTCACAACGTATATTAACAGTCTTAGTCAATTTCATACCAAGCATACGAGCAATTTCCTTTACAGCATCTTTATTAAAGTCTCTCATGTCAATCATGTCAAGAATTTGTCCCTTAGCGTTCTCAATCATTAAAGACAATGCATCTTTTTGATCTAAAACTATCTTGAGGTCATCATATAGGCCATCACGCTCTGATCTAAGGGTTTCAGTGTAGGAATTAATGTAAGTCATAATTCTCCTTAGTTGTTGTTATCCTTACCCTATATCATATGGTTCTTAATGTCAAGCCTAAAAAGTGGGGAAAAATAAGGTCAATCGTAACAAGGGGTATAGGGGGGCGCCCCCGGCTGGCCCCAGGCATGACGATGCCCCCCGCAGTTTTCTACGAGGGGCACCGCCGCTAGTGTGCTATGCGGCTACCAACTCCCGCACCGCTGAAAGGATGCGAGACTTTTCCGTGTTGGTCGCAACGTCAAAGCCTGACGCAGCCGCAGACATTGACTCGCTGTTACCGGCACGCCCACTGCGATACCAGTCAAGGCGCTCAGTCAATGCGTTGAGGGCTCCCCAAGCGGTGCCGCTAATCATGTAGTTAGTCGGGCCGGTATAAATTGAGTTAATGGTGTCAATTTTATTTTCCCACTTTGTCATGCTGCCTTTACCATCTTTAATTGGCTTAGGATACAAGGATGTGATGAGATCATTAAATTGCTTTGCGTCAATTTCCTTTTGGATAAACTCTGCGGCCATCTTGTCAAACTCATCAAGGTAGGCATTAGCAAGGCCTAAGGCTTCCCTAGCGGCCTGAACCTTACCATCTACAGATTGAGTGTGGCGAATCTTAAACGATTGCTTTGGACCCTTGCCACGATTACCAAGAGCCAAGTTGAGAGTGTTCTGGCAGACAACACGCACCGGGGTAACCGATGCCTGAATTGCCACGGACCCGTCATGCGATGTGTGAACTAGTAGGTAATTGTTGATTTTGTCACCCACACCGGTAGAGTCTAAGACTGTCTCACGCTCAAGGGCAAGTGAGCCGAATACGACCGTACCGCTCTTGATTGAGCCAGCAGTTTCCCAGCGGCCACCATCTAGCAAGTTATCGCCAAAGGTAAATAGTTCCTCATTCTGAACCGTCTTGTATCGTTGACCAACTACGCCAAGCACGTCCGATTCACCGTCGAATGGATTGGTGCGAGTGACGGCAAACCATGACTTATGTGAGCGTGCGGGCAGGTCGATATCCTCAAGGTGGACATTCCAGTTATCAAGGTGAGCGAGCGAAAGCATTTCAGAGGTAGACACCTCATTGTCGAACACGGTGCCAAGGCTGTGCCATGCCGGTTCCCGTAGGGATGCAAAGGCAACCTCGCCGTTCTGACCAATCTCTAGTGCGTGAGCCATGATATTTCCTTTCGTTGTAGTTGATAATCCAAAGATACAGGACAAAAATATATTTGTCAAGTTTTAATAGACATTTCCGGTAACTATTTTATGTGTTCGTAAGAGGGGGCCGGGCGGGGCGCCCCCCCATATTGTTATCATCCTGTTACCATTTTGATGACCTATTTATGGGTATTTCATGATAAGATTCTTTTAATCAACTAATGAGGAGATAGATATGAAAACTTATAAGGAATATGTTATTACTTTACCCCTGAGTTTTTTAATGAATTCAGATCACCCAGTCTGCCAGCAGTTCGAGGATATTCCCGATGAGAACAAGGAGCAGGCGCTGCTTGACGTGTTTGACGGGCTGCTCAAACTGGCAAACGAGAACGGCTCTTTTTGCATCATGGACAGGGTAAGGACATGATAATTAAATACTATGACCTATCCAACCCAGAGGAGCAGACCATAGACTCAGATGAGCATATGGTATTTGGTGCCTTGGGAGAGTTGGCATTTCTTCGGGGTATACTGGCAACAAAATGCATAATAACAGATATTAGATAATTTGACATTGTCGGGTTTTTATGATAGGGTGGGCCTATCAACAACAAAGGAGAAAAAATGAATGTTCAGGTCGGAGACCAGTACACCACGTCAGTTTCGGGAGTCACGGGTACAGTTAAAGAAATTCATGACAAGCCTTATGGCCATGTTTATCTCCTAGATGTAAATGGGGCAGACCGTTGGACAACTGCAAAGTAATTTGATACAATAATAAAACAAATAAATAATGTGCTTGGGGATATGCGACCCGTCAAAAACATAACAATTCTGATATGAAATTGACACCGACTCGCTTCCCCAAATATCCTGAGCATGATATTTAAAACTGCTCACATGCCTTGGGTACTGGATACAGACGAGCCTCCAAAACTTGTCTTCCTAGGTTCGACTCCTAGACAAGGTGCTTAGGGTTCTGTGGAGTAGCGGTCATCTCGCTTCCTTGTCACGGAAGAAATCGCGGGTTCGAATCCCGTCAGAACCGCAAAACCTGGGGGTTATTAAAGGTCTTCGTAACAAAGAGCTGCAGGGGGCGCCCCCATATTTCCATATCATACTATCATTGATGATACTTTTCTATATGTGTATGAATATCATCCAAGGTAGCATATTTTACTGTCTTGAACTAATAATTAACACATCCATATCTCAGGTTCGATACCCTCCAAATATTACACTCCCCAATTTATTAGAAACAATTCTATATCTTGATTAGGAACGTATTCATATACCATTGTATCCCCTACTAATGTTTCTACATGATCTTGAAACTCAGGAATTATTTCTGTTACCCATTTTTTATTATTAAAGAAAGCTAACTCTTTAGAATTCTCCCCCGAATATGTTCCGGGTCCAGACACAACACTTACACAATCCGCTAACGGATGACTTATTGAGTATTTATTTCTATCCACATTCATGATGCACTTCCTCTCTTAACTATCCAGATTAACGCTTGAGCAGTGCGCGGTGTAATTCCAAACTCACTTGCAATAATTCTCACGGCTTGCGACACCTCACGGTATTGTGACTTATTAGGTGAGTCGGTAGGCATTAGTGCCGCCCGCATCATCCATACGTCAATAACTACCGCGTCAGTATCTCCAGCAATGGCGCGTGCGAATGCATTAGTCTTTAGGCCATTGAGTGCGTCAAAGCCCTTGAGCATTGCATTATCTGCCATTAGTAGATTATTCTGCAACCCCTTAGGCCGCTTGCCCATTGAGAACTCAATAGACTTTGATACGTTAGTGGACCAACGCTCACGGGGAGAGAAAGCCGCAACAATGCTTGCACCAACTTCTAGCGTAGTGTCAAGGTTACGAGCAACTTCCTCGGCAACTTCCTCGGCATCACGGTACCAAACACTAGCGGCCTCAACTTGGCCTAGCGTGGCTTTCATTACGAGATCACGGAATAGATCTACATAGGTGGACGATATGGCGGGGGTCTGGGTGAGTGTGTTCATGTCATTATCCTAGTCTAGTTTGATTGATATTGCAAGCCGGGGAATAGAAATTATCTATCCAATACAAAAGCCAATAACAAAGCACCAAATACCATCATGCCAATGAATAACAATAGCTCACCCATTATCATATCCTTTCGATGAGTGCTTGACCTTGCGGGTATATTTAGACTTATTTTTATGCGGGGTCGCCGCATTAGACTTGCGTAAGTCCATAACTTTGCGCTGGTGAGAATTAGATCGACGGGATGAATTCATAGGAAAATAATATATGCAAACAACAACAAAGTCAAGACAAAATCCTGGGGTTTTATAACATCTTCGTAACAATGAGCAGGGCGGGGCGCCCCTCCGGTCGCGTGCGACAAAACGGGATCTAACGGATCCGTCGGCGACATTGTGTCATTTAACGGTCGCTGTGTGCGACATTACGCTGATTAAGAAGCACTGGGACTGACATATCGTCGTCTAAGAATTTCAGTTCAGCGCTCCACTGAAACGGACCCACCGGTCGGGTTGTCCCCTTTTTTCTTTTATTATGTGTGTTTTATTCTTGTGATTGTCAGACCCCTGTGCTAGGCTTCAGCCATAACCTAACGAAAGGAAAAAATGAACGACTACGGCGTACACTTCGTTTATGACAATATGACCCTATCCATTCAGGTCTCCGGTATATCTAAGGCTGCGGCTTTGGAGGAGGCCAAGATTGAGGCCCGCAACGAATTAAACATTGACGAGTGGGTATTAAATCAGGCTGGCCTTTTAATTGAGGAGAATAACTAATGAAAGATCTATTTATTTATCATCCCTGCACGGGAACGGTCATCTCTCTGTCTGATGCGGTATACCTTTGTGATCCAGCAAATATTGACGCAGATACCCTTGAGGAAATAGAATATGGGGTGTCAGATATATCAGACAGATATCACAAGGGTCTTAGATTAGATAATTACAACATGACCAATTTATTTTTTGGAGGTGCAAAGTGACAAACTTTGTTTGTGATGCGTGCGGATTAGAAACCGATCCCTCTCCAATGTGGGAGGAGTGTTGTGTACCTTGCAACATCACTTATTTAACTACTGACCTAGAAAGATTAGTCGCCTATCAAAGGGGAGTGAAATGGTAATTATCTCAACAGAAGATCATATGGTGGCGCACTTGCCAAACGATATTGGCGTAGTGTGGTTCAAGGGTTCACATACTGCAAATGTCTATGACGGCTGGGGTAGTGTAAACAATGTAGATTGCTTTTCATTCTCATTCGAGAAAAATGAAACCTCAATGCTTGATTTCACTACCGCGTTAGAAAGTTGGGCAAATTATGCTGAGCAATACTAAATTATCCCCACGGGATTTTGAAATCTCATTCCAAATAAAAATGGCAATGCATATGTTAAGTTGTCAAAATACATTAGCAGCAAAAGAAAATTTGACTGCCGCTTTAAATTTTATTCATAGAGAATAAACTGGGGATTTTATTAATCCATCGTAACAAGTAAGAAGGGCGGGGCGCCCCCTTTCGGGGGAGACGCCTAAGCGTCCCACCCGAAGAGAAATTCCTCCATAGCCCTGTCCTCTTCCAGGTTATCGCTCCAGTCTTCGTGCTCGCAAGAGTCGAACATGTCGTCATCTTCGGGGCCGTAGTCAAGTTCGGGGTCAAAAAGGATTTCGTTAGACCAAACTATTTCCTGTGCGATGGAATCAATAACCCACATGTTTTCTCCTCGTTGGTAGGTAGCGTAAGCGTAGCATGGGGGGCTGACACTAGCAACCCCAAAGCTCGGGGGTTTTATAACGTCTTCGTAACGAATGGTTTTGAGCGGGCGCCCCGCCCCGAAGGGCTAGCGAGCCTTTGCGAAGGCGCGAGCCT